GTTTCTTATTAAAATTTTCATGAGGGGAAAATCATGGCATTTCAAGTCTCACCTGGTGTACAGGTAAAAGAAGTTGACTTGACCAACGTAATTCCTGCTGTATCGTCATCAGTTGGAGCCATTGCCGGTAAATTCGGTTGGGGTCCCGTACTGCAGTCGACGTTAGTCACCAGTGAGAAAGAGTTGGTTCAGTACTTCGGTAAGCCCTTGAGTGGGCACGAGCAGACATTTATGCTAGCAGCACAGTTTCTTCAGTATGGTAATGCACTTAAAGTTGTGCGAGGCCTAGGTACTGATTCAAATGCAGCTTCTGGTGGATCGTCTGTAGTTATTCGAAACGCAGAACATTATCCTACTGTTAGCTTAACAGGAGTTAACTGGATTGCAAAATATCCAGGATTAATTGGTAATAGTTTAACTGTTGAAGTATGTACAGCAGCTAATAATATTTTTAATGGCTGGACTTATAATGATGAGTTTTCAACAGCTCCAACCACGTCTGTATATGGCGGAACTGTCGGTGCAACCAACGACGAAATGCATGTTGTAGTTGTTGATACAGGTGGAAAATTCTCTGGCGTACCCGGTACAATTCTTGAGAAGTTTGCATATCTTTCACAAGGAAAGGATGCTCGTAAAGAAGATGGCTCTACAAACTACTATGCTGATGTTATTAACAATCAGTCTAACTATATCTGGTTTGGAGATCACTTAACCGCACTAACAGAAGCAGGTGAGACCTTAGCTAATCGTACGTTTACTGGTCTATTATCAGTTTCGTCACTTGATTTATCTGCTGGATCTGATGGAGCTGCTTTGACTGCTGGTCAAGAGCAGGTAGGATACAATATATTTGATGATTCAGATACAGAATCTGTTGATTTAATTATTGGTACTCAACCTTTCAACGTTGAGGCTACTGCAGTCACACATTCAAATAACTTGATTGCAATTGCTGAAAAGCGTAAGGATGCTGTTGTATTCCTCTCTCCATTTGTTGAAGCTACTAATGGTACAAGCTCTACTCCATTAACAGATGTTATGAGTTGGGCAAATCAGCTAACTTCATCTTCTTATGCTGTTATTGATTCAACAGCACTATATGTATACGATAAGTACGCAGACGTGTATCGTTGGATTCCTGCATCTGGTGCAGTTGCTGGATTGTGTGCAAACACAGATAACGTAGCTGATGCTTGGTTCTCTCCTGCAGGTCTAAATCGCGGACAGCTTCTTGGTGTAACAAAGATTGGATTTAATCCTAAGAAAGCTGAGCGCGATACTCTTTATCAAGGACGTGTTAACCCAATCGTTAGCTTCCCTGGTGAAGGTACAGTACTGTTTGGCGATAAGACTGCTTTGGCTCGTCCATCAGCATTTGATCGCATTAACGTACGCCGTTTATTCATTATCCTTGAGAAGGCTATTTCAACTGCTTCGCGGTTCCAGCTGTTTGAATTCAATGATGAATTCACACGTGCGCAGTTCCGTAACTTGGTTGAACCGTTCCTCCGTGATGTGAAGGGTCGTCGTGGCATTACCGATTTCTTGGTAGTGTGTGACGAAACGAACAATACAGGAAACGTCATTGATTCTAATCAGTTTGTTGCTGATATATACATTAAGCCGGCTCGTTCTATTAACTTTATTACATTGAACTTTATCGCTACGCGTTCAGGCGTTGAGTTCAGTGAAATCGTCGGTCAATAAGGAGTATAGACAATGGCTATCTTAGGCGTAGATGATTTTAAATCGAAACTGACTGGCGGTGGAGCTCGTAGTAACCTATTCAAAGCAACAGTTAATTTCCCTAGCTATGCTGGGGGAGATGTTGAGTTGACATCCTTTATGGTTAAGGCTGCTCAGTTGCCAGCTTCGTTGATTACTCCAATTCCTGTTAACTTCCGCGGTCGTCAATTGCAGATTGCTGGAGATCGTACATTCGAACCTTGGACTATCACTGTTATTAACGATGCAGGTATGGAAGTCCGTAATGCGTTTGAGCGTTGGATGAATGGAATTAATCAACACAATTCAAACACTGGTTTAACTAACCCAACAGATTATCAAGCGGATATGATTGTTGAGCAGTTAAATAAAGAGGGTAATGTAACCAAGCGTTATAACTTCCGTGGTACATTCCCAACAAATGTTTCAGCAATCGAAGTATCGTATGATGCTGAAAGCACTATTGAAGAATTCACAGTTGAGCTACAAGTTCAGTACTGGGAATCAGATACTACATCATAATAAAAGTACGGGGAGTCGTAGTGGCTCCCCAGCTTTAAGGAATTCAAATGGCAGAGTTATTCGGTTTTGAAATTAAGAAAAAGTCACAGGAAGACAAAGACGACAAAAAGAAAGTCTCGTTTGTAGCTCCCTTTGATGAAGATGGAGGCATGCAAGTTGCTGCTGGAGGTTACTATGGTCAGTACCTCGATATGGAGCACAACAAAAGCCAAGATGATAAGACTCTGATCATGCGGTA